GTAAAATAAGGGTTTGAGCGCTTTTTTTATTTTTAAGTGTACAAAAAATGTACAAAACAGTAAAAGTAGTATATAATTGTACAAAATAAGATACCCCACCTTATTATTCTTTTCTGCGCAAAAAGGGAGGGCAGTGACCAGACACTGTCCTCCTCTTTTTATGGCATCTGTATAGCATTTGTATAGCATTTGTATAGCATCAGTACATCACCATGTCCCGGATCCTGTCTGCAGCCCGTTCCTTCACCCTCTTGGTCACGTGGATGTATATGTCTCTTGTGACCTTGGAGTTCTGTCCGTGCCCGAGACGGAGCTGGATCTCTTCCAGGGGCACTCCCTGTTCTGCCAGTATGGAGGCATGTGTGTGACGCAGCGCATGCACCGTGAGACGGCGGCCTAAGACCTTCTGCGTGGTCTCTGCCATCACATACTCGACCTTCCGGTACGATACGCGGGTCCCTCGGTCTGACACAATGAACGCAGAGCTGTCAGAACGCCCGCTACGGAGCTTGTTCTCTTTGGAGGTAATTCTTATCGCCTTGATGATGGGAAGCAGCTGTGACTGCACCGACACTTCCCTGACGGAGTCATACGTCTTCGGAGTGTTGATGAGATTGACGTTAGCCTCATAGGTCTTCGTGATGGAGATGTAATCACTTGTCACGTCCTCATCATCGAGGGCTACCAGCTCTCCGATCCGAAGGCCCGTGAGGAGGAGAAGCTCCACGATATTCCTGTAGTATGGTGAGAGCGCCTCCAGAAGGACCGGTATCTCATCACGTTCCAGATACTTATCCGTTATCTTCTCCCTTGCTGACTTATCTTTGAAGTTAGCCAGTTTATCGATGCAGCGGGTTGAGGCGATGTAATCGGAGGAGTATGCCCATCTGATCAGCGCCCGGAACCTCTTCAGGTACTCGTTGAGAGTCGTGGGGTTCTGTGTATGAGAGAGCAGCGCATCACGCACCATAGCTGACGTCAGCTTATTCGCTGCGACCTTCGGGCCGATCAGCTTCACGATCACGTTAAGCGTGTCATAGTTCCTCTTGGCCGTTGACGGCTTGAAGGCCGTGTACTGGTAAGCGATATACCTGTCCATGAGATCCGCAAGAGAGTAGTCTCTTCCGGGGGCCGTCTTGGCATTAATCATCTCGGTAAGATGCAGCTCCGCCTTCCGTCTCTCTGCCGGTGTATTTTTAGGGAGAGTGACGGAGACCTTCCGCCACTTCCCTGATGGATCCTTGTAGTTCATGAACGCTCTTGTCTTGCCGTTCCTATCTGTATAGATCTCCATATCATGCCTCCTCAGAACTTGCTCCGAAGCTCTACGACCTTGCCTATGATCTGCACCGGCTTGGTCTGTACCTCTTCCGACGTGAAGAACATCGGCTCATATGCCGGGTTGTTGCTGATGAGCATCAGGCCGCCTTTGACGAGCTTCAGCCTCTTGCAGGTTGCGTCGGTTCCGTTCACCGTCGCAATGACCAGGTCTCCGGAGTCTGCCGACTCCTGCTTCCTTATAATGAGGACATCGCCCTGGGAGATCTTCGGCTCCATACTGTCGCCCCTGACCTTAAGTCCGAAGAACTCACCCTGATGCGCCATCTCGTCCGGGATCTCTTCCCAGTCGATGACACTCTCGATGGCCTCGATCGGGATCCCCGCAGCCACAACGCCGAAGACCGGTATCCTGTATCCCATCGACTTGCGGTTCGCGTCGATCGTCTTCTCCTCGACCAGATCCGACTTCTCAATACCGAAGTAGTCGGCCAGCATCTGGAGCTTTCCAAGCCTCGGAAGGATCTTCCCTGTGCACCAACTGTTGAAAGTGGTCCGCTTGATTCCGAGCTCTTCGGCTATTTCCTTCTGCTGCTTGCCGCTAAGGTAAATGTAGAAGTTCAGCTTCTTAGCGAATATCTCTAACTGCTTCTTTTCATCCATATATAATGGCCTCCTCTTTGTCCTGAATCCATTATATTACAATATTATTAAAAATGCAATCATAAGACGAAAATTTAGAATTATGTGTTGACAATACGAAAATTTAGGATTATCTTATAATCACAACAGAGAAAGGAGGTGCCACATGGCAGAAGTATTTATCTCCCTTCCGGCAGTGCGGGTGAACGCAGGAAAAACCCAGAAAGAGTGGGCTGAGGCCCTCGGAGTCAATAAAACGACCGTTGTGAACTGGGAACACGGCAAATGCGAGCCTTCACTGTCGCAATTAAGGGTAATGAGTGAGATGTCAAAGATACCTATGGACTGTATTATTATGCCTGGAGAAGCCTAAAATTTCGTCTTGCATGGAGGATAATTTAAATGGATTATGATGCACTAAGAGGAGCAATCATTGCGAAGTACAGGCGTTACAGCTTCTTCGCCGCCGTGCTCGGGGTGACTGTGCAGGCAGTATCCAGAGCGCTGAACAAGGGGATACCGTTGAGCGGTTCGACGGTGCTGACATGGGCCGAGGCCCTGGACATACCGGTAGAGGATATCGGGTACTACTTTTTTAGGAGGAGATAAAGAGATGAAGGGTTATGAGAGAACAATAGTTTACCACGAGAATGAGGAACCGAAGTACATGGAGATAGGATGGAAGCCCGTCAAGAGGAGAAGGAGAAGGGTCAACGCAGAAATTCTGATGACCATCACATCATACGGGGCTATGGCAGCCGGTATTGCTATCCAGGCATCGGGCATCTTCCCGCTGATACCGAGCATAGTGCTCACTATCACTCTGTATGGCTGGGTAGGGTTCTATGCGATCGTGAAGACGTATGTATGGGGTTGGTAACGATGGCATGGGTTGAGTCAGACAGATATCTCGGTGATTTTTGCGGGAAGTTCAGGTGCTGCTACAGCACGGGGAGCTGGATCAGACCGACATACACCGAAGAGATATGGCTGTTCCCAGAGGCGAACACCATCATGAACGGGCTTATAGCATATGACCCTGTAGCACTTCCCGGATCCAGAAAAGAGGAGTGGAGCACGAGTGACACATGGGAGATCCAGTACGTTGAGGATCTTAAGAACGCGGTCGTAGTGCAAGCGCTTAAGGACGCACTGTACGGGAACAAGCTGGAGAGATCGGCGGCGAGGAGCTGGATCCGAAGAGAAGGGTACACGATGTATACCGATTTGGACGTCCAGAGCGTTCTCGCAAGGGCCGAAAGGGTGAAGCAAGACGGAAAAGAGAAACTGTTTCATATCAATGACAACGTGAGGAGGAAAAAGAAGAAATGATCTACGTACTCGACAAAGGAATGTGTGGTACCTGCAGGCATTATCTCCCGGGGATGAGCGAGTGTGCGCTCAAGAGCAGCACAGACATCATCACGGCGCACAGGGATGCATACGTGCATCTTACCGATGGCTGCGAGAAGTGGAAAGAGGATGACGACTACAGCTTTGATGAGGAGGAAGAAGAATGATCGAGAAGAGCGACGAGAGAAGGATCCGAGACGATGCGTATATCGCAAGGGATGCGCTGGAGGGGTTGATGTATGCTCAGGTGCTGACCGGGGACTATGTCAAGGAGAAACTGGACACCGTCCGGAGATGCATAGCCTTTATCGAACACTTTGAAAAGATGTAAAGGAGGAAAAGAGATGAAGATAACACTTGAAGCGAGCAGCTGGGCAGAGCTTACGGAGGCTCTGGCAGAACTGATCAAGACTAACAACGTAGAGGCACCTGCAGCTGTGGAGCCCGCAGAAGAAGCGCCTGCAGAGGAAAAGCCGAAGAAGGCCACAAAGAAGAAGCTCCCGATGGGGGAGACCGAAGTACAGAAGACGGAGGAGAAGGCACCCGAGGAACCGAAGTATACACTTGACCAGCTGACCGAAGCAGCCATGCCGGTCATAGCAGACGATCCCGCAGCAATGGAAGAGATACGGTCCTTCCTGGTCAATGTCCTTGAGGTTGAATCCCTTCCGGAGCTCACGCCTGACAAGTATGCGGCATTCGCAAAGAAGATCCGTCAGATGGGAGCCGCCATATGACAGAGGACCATAGCACAAGGGCACATGCACTGCTGAGCGCATCAGGAGCCCACAGATGGATGAGCTGCACCGCATCGGCACTGCTTGAGGCAGAGTTTCGGGACAGCACATCAGAGGCAGCTGCGGAAGGTAATCTTGCCCATGAGCTCGCTGAGGCTAAACTCCTCAACTACATCGATGCGAAGAAATACAGCAAGACGATGCTCACCAGGAGACGCAAGGAGCTTATGAAGGATCCTCTCTGGGACGATGAGATGGAAGAGTACACAGATGTATACCTTGACCATATCAAGGGCATCGCAGCACAGGTCGAAGGGAACAGCCTCATCATCAAGGCCGAGACACGGCTCGATCTTACGGCATACGTCCCCGGAGGCTTCGGAACTGCGGACTGTATCATCATCGGATCCAAGGAGATGCACGTCGTGGATCTGAAGTACGGTAAGAGTCCTGATGGAAGAGTCAGGGCCGACGGTAACCCCCAGCTGATGTTATACGCGATCGGCGCCTATTCGGCCTTCGGGTTCATGGTCCGTCCGGATACCATTCACACCCACATCGTACAGCCAAGGCTCTCAGACGGCATCACGAGTGCTGTCATGACAGCTGATGAGCTGCTTGCCTTCGGAGAGAAGGTGAAAGAGAAGGCTGCGGAGGCGCTCTCCGGGGAAGGGGTATACGACCCGACACCGCAGAACTGCAAGTACTGCAGGGCGCGAAAGACCTGCAGAGCGAGGGCGCAGAAGAACCTCCTCTCCGTGGATCCGGAGCTTAAAGGTGCGCCGCTCCTCACCGATGAGGAGGTAGGCAAGTACCTTAACGCCGCTGCGGATCTCGAGAAGTGGATATCGGACCTAAAAGAGTATGCTCTTAAGACCTGCCTGACAGGAGGCAAGATACCCGGCTGGAAGGCCGTGGAAGGCCGAGGGTCCCGCTCATGGACGGATGAGGCAGAGGCATTTGATGCGATACGAAAGTCGGGCATACCTGACGAGATGCTATACGAACGTAAACCGTTGACGCTCGCAGCTGTTGAGAAGCTGATGGGCAAGAAGTCCTTCGGGGAAGTAGCCGGAGGATATGTACAGAAGACAGCGGGCAAACCCGCGCTGGTAACAGAGGCCGACAAGAGGGAGGCCATCACAAACGTAATCACAGCCGCAGAGGCTTTTAAGTAGGAGGAAGAGGTAATGGATAAGACAACAGTAGTAACCAATGAGTGCAGATTCAGCTTTGTACACGTTTTTGATCCGTACGCATACGACCCGACACAGACGGCCAAGTACAGTCTGACGATCCTTATCCCGAAGTCAGATGACGTGACGCTCGGCAAGATCGCCGAGGCCCTTGTAGAGGCCGAGAAGAGGGGTGTAGAGACCAAGTGGGGAGGCAAGAAGCCTGCAGTGGTAGCCAACCCCATATATGACGGAGACGGTGTCCGTCCGAACGGTGAGCCCTTTGGACCCGAGTGCAAGGGACACTATGTTCTTACTGCATCAGCTAAGGCCGACAGGGCGCCGGAAGTAGTCGATGCCAACGGTGTGCACATCGACAGACCGTCGGAGGTATACAGCGGGTGCTATGGACGCGTCTGCATCAACTTCTTCGCATATGCCAACACAGGAAAGAAGGGTATAGGAGCAGGCCTCGGACCAGTTCAGAAGCTCAGGGACGGAGAGCCCTTAGGAGGATCCGCACCGTCAGCAGCAGCTGCGTTCGGTGCGCCTGAAGGGTCAGCGGCAGCGGCTTTCTCGTCTGCGCCCAAGATCAATCCCTTAACAGGCAAACCTGAATAAAGGGGGTGCTTATATGCACCACATATCGATAGATATAGAGACCAGTTCGAGCATCCCGATAGGAGATGCGGGTGCCTACAGGTATGCGGAGAGCAAGGACTTCGAGATCCTGCTCTTCGCCTATGCCATAGACGATGAGCCGGTGAAGGTGCTCGACCTGATGGTAGAGGAGATCCCTGAGAGGATCCAGACCATACTGCAGAATCCCAACTACGTCAAGCATGCTTACAACGCAGCCTTCGAGTGGTACTGCCTCAACAGGGCGGGGTATAAGACATCTCTCCAGCAATGGCAGTGCACGATGATCCATGGGATGTACTGCGGATATCCGGCGGGCCTCTCCCTCATAGGTGAGGCGATAGGCCTTCCGGAGGATAAGCAGAAGATGAGCATCGGCAAGGCGCTGATCCGTTACTTCTGCGTTCCGGTAAGATCGACCAGGTCGAATGGCGGGAGGATGTGGCACATTCCGGAGGATGATCCGGAGAAATGGGAACTCTTCAAGGAGTACAACGCACAGGATGTGGAGGCCGAGAGGGCCATATGGAAGAAGCTCAAAGGCTTCCCGGTACCGGAGAGCATCTGGGACGAGTGGAGGGCCGACGTAGAGATGAACGCCTTCGGGGTCAGGATAGATAGGAAGATGGTCACGGGTGCCATCTCAATCTATGAACAGAGCACCTATGAGCTGACCGAGAAGGTAAGGGCCATAACGGGCCTCGACAATCCTAACAGCCCCCTGCAGCTTCGGGGCTGGCTTGAGAATAATGGGATCGACACGGAAGACCTCACGAAGGGCACCGTGGCATCACTCATGGAGTCAGATCTTCCATCGAACGTCCGCACGGTGCTCAGGACCCGTCAGATGCTCGGCAAGGCATCGAACGCTAAGTACTCCGCAATGATAGCGGCAGCTGGCGATGACGACAGGATCCGAGGCCTGACGCAGTTCTACGGCGCCAGCAGGACTGGCAGATGGGCGGGGAGGCTCGTACAGATGCAGAACCTTCCGAGGAACTACCTCGGCACAATCGACACAGCTAAGCGCATCGTATCGAGAGGCGACTATCAGGCTCTTAAGATGCTCTACGGCAATGTCCCGGACACTCTGTCGCAGCTCATCAGGACAGCGTTCATCCCATCAGAGGGACATAAGTTCGTTGTAGCTGACTTCTCAGCCATAGAGGCAAGAGTCATAGCATGGCTGGCAGGTGAGACCTGGGCGCAGGAGGAATTCGCGGGTGAAGGCAAGATCTATGAGGCCACTGCAGCGCAGATGTTCGGTGTTGATAAGAGTCTGATCAGAAAAGGCAATCCGGAGTATGCGCTCAGGCAGAAGGGCAAGGTGGCAACCCTTGCACTCGGTTATCAGGGCGGCACAGCTGCGCTGGAGGCTATGGGAGCACTGGACATGGGCATTCCTGCAGAAGAGCTCCAGTCCATCGTGGATCTGTGGAGAAGGGCGAACCCGAACATCGTGGCACTGTGGTACGCCGTAGGCGACGCAGCGCTTAAGACAGTGAAAATGGGAACGCCGCACTCGGTCAACATCAAGGACCGTGATCCGTTAAGGGCAAGGGATAACGAGGGATACATGAACGCAAGGTCAGGAGCATACAGTGACTGGTTTATCAAGAGACAGGTCCCTGTGAAGATGTCCATGAGCAGCAATATAGCCGATGCGATGTCTTTCCTTACTATAACACTTCCCTCCGGACGGAAGCTCTACTACGTTTCGCCGAAGGTTGATACGGGTCGTTATGGACAGGAGACCGTTAGCTATATGGGACTGAACCAGACTACTCGGAAGTGGGAGCGGCATCAGACGTACGGAGGGAAGCTCACCGAGAACATCGTGCAGGCCGTCGCAAGGGACTGCCTCGCGGTCACTCTGGAACGGATCCGAGCCAAGGGGTGGAAGGTTGTCTTCCATGTGCATGACGAGGTCATCATCGATGCGCCGCTTGACGTGACTGCAGATGAGGTCTGTGACCTGATGGGACGTCCCATCGAATGGGCTCCCGGGCTCATTCTCAAGGCTGCAGGATTCGAGTCGAACTACTACATGAAGGATTAACAAGATGAGGAAACTACACATATCAATAGGTTCAAACCGCAAAGCCACACTATGGCAACAGGCGTCACTCTCATGGGAAGACTTCTGCGAGAGGATCCAGAACCCTGTCAGATCTCCGGAGACGATGCAGGAGTACATCGCACTTCCGAAGACACAGCAGGACGAGCTGAAGGACGTCGGAGGCTTCGTAGGAGGGTCCCTTAAGGATTCGAGGCGCAAGGCGGTGAACGTGACAGGCCGTGACCTGGTCACCCTTGACCTTGACAACATCGAGGTCAACGGAACGGGGAACGTCCTCTCCGCAGTGTCGGATCTCGGATGTTCGGCCGTCGTCTACAGCACAAGGAAGCACACGTCACGCAAGCCGAGGCTCAGGGTCGTTATCCCTCTCAACAAAACGGTATCAGCCGATGAGTATGAGCCGATAGCACGTAAGATTGCTGAGTATATCGGCATCGAGAGGTGCGACCCTACGACCTTCGAGGCCGTGAGGCTCATGTACTGGGGAAGCTGCTGCGCAGACGGTGAGTGGGTCTGCAAGGTGTACAAGGGCGGTCTTGCAGACGGACAGGAGATCCTCAAGCTGTACGATGACTGGAAGGACTTCCACCAATGGCCTGTTGTCCCCGGAGAAGGGGCAAGGCAGAAGAAGATGGCGGCCAAGCAGACGGATCCACGCGCCAAGCAGGGTATCGTGGGACAGTTCTGCAGATGCTACGGCATCACAGAGGCTATAGCTAAGTTCCTTCCGGAGATCTACACACCTACCAAGGATGCGAACCGGTACACATACTGCGAAGGATCCACAGCCGGTGGTCTTGTCATATATGACAACGACCTCTTCGCTTTCTCGCATCATGCGACGGATCCGTGCTCCGGTATCGAGGTCAATGCCTTCGATCTGGTAAGGCTAAACAAGTTCGGACACCTTGACGCAGAGAAGCCTGACGGTACTGCAGTCACGCAGCTTCCATCCATGAAGGCCATGCAGGACTTCGCTCTCACCGATAAGGCTGTTATCGCTCTTGCGATAGATGAACAGAGACAGGCAGCGGCTGATGCGTTCGGCCCGCCTGTTGTGGATGAGACGGATCCTAACGGCTGGAAGCTGAAGCTCGCAAGGGATAAGGCGCTTAAGGTCCTTCCAACGATCGACAACTTCAACATCATCATCGAGTGCGATCCAGCGCTTAAAGGCAGGATCCGATACGACATCTTCGGAAACCGCATCGTGATCGAGAGACCGGTGCCTTGGGACAAGACCGGACACGGCGTCAAGAGGTATGACGACACGGATGCGGCAGGCCTGCATCACTACATGGAGAAGGCCTACGGAGCACTTAACCGTGCGAACATTGACGAGGCGGTCCTGACCTGTTCCTGGAAGAACCGGTACAACGAGGTCGCTGAGTACCTGCAGGGGCTTACGTGGGACGGGGTTCCGAGAGTGGACACGCTTCTGTCCGTATATCTCGGCGCAGAGGATACAGAGTATTCAAGGGCAGCCATGCGGAAGGTCCTGTGTGCTGCAGTCGCAAGGGCTAAAGCAGAGGAGTCATGCGAAGGTGTCAAGTTCGACACGATGATGATCCTCACAGGCCCGCAGGGTATAGGCAAGAGTACGCTCCTGTCAAAACTCGGTCAGAGATGGTTCAGTGATTCACTGACAGTGTTTGACGGGAAGGAAGCGATGGAGTCTATCCAGGGCATCTGGATCTGCGAGGTCGGAGAGCTGACAGCATTCACAAAATCGGAGAATGAGAGCATCAAGCAGTTCCTCTCCAAGAAGGATGACACATACCGACCTGCGTATGGCAAGTACCAGCAGACGAGGATCCGCCGCTGCGTCTTCGTCGGAACGTCCAATCAGGAGGAGTTCCTCCGGGATACGACAGGTAACCGACGCTTCTGGCCCATCGATGTGGGCGTCCGGAATAGGCAGTGCACCCTCAGGCAGCTTACGAAGGATATCGTTGATCAGATATGGGCTGAGGCCTGCGTCCTTCTGGATGAAGGCGAGGATCTGTTCATGAGCGAGGAGCTGGAGGCTCTGGCAATGAAGGCTCAGGAGCAGCACCGTGAGACCAGCAGATGGGAAGGCCAGATACGAGGCTTCCTCGATACGGATGTACCGGAAGGCTGGGAGGACATGGATGCTGATACGAGGATCCTATACAAGAATGCTTCCGATGACCCGAACCTTAAGAAGGTGAAGCGTCAGAGAGTGTGTGCAATGGAGATCTGGGTCGAGTGCCTCGGAGGTAACAGCAAGTTCCTGAAGCAGTCAGATGCCAGGGAGATCAACGCTGTTATCAAGGCTTCCGGAGAATGGGATCCGAGGGTTTATGTGTCTAAATTGTATGGAATCCAGAGAGGCTTTTTCCGGAAGATTTAAATTTACACTTCACGTTTACACTCTGTAAAAGCAACTGTAAAAAATTTACACTTTTTACACTTCAAAACCCAAGTGTAAAGACAAAGTGTAAACGGGATATATATTAGAAGGAATTTTTCAATTTACACTTTTTACACTTTTTCTATTAAAAGATGTGAAACGTTAAAAAATAGGGCGTATAGGCGTATATAGGGGGGTTATATGCGTATATACGGAGAGAATGGGAAAAAAAGTGTAAAAAGTGTAAAAGCGTAAAAATGGAGGAATTATGAACGAACGAGAGAGCGGTATCGAGGCATGGCTCGTAAACCGGATCAAGGACATCGGAGGGGTTGCTTATAAGTTTGTGTCACCCGGGAATGACGGGGTGCCAGACAGGATCGTGGTCCTTCCCGATGGACGGATCATCTTCGTGGAGCTGAAGGCACAGGCAGGGAAGCTCTCAGCCCTGCAGAAGTCACAGATCAGGCGCCTTCGCGGAATGGGTGCCGACGTCCGTATCATAAGAGGGCGGGCTGAAGCCGAGCTGTTCATATATCAGCTTGAAGGTGGATACGATGCAGTTTAAGCCGCACAGCTATCAGACATATGCGATAGAGAGGACTATCAACACACCGAAGGTCGGGCTGTTCCTGGATATGGGACTTGGTAAGACGGTAGCAACGCTTAGCGCCATCAGGGAGCTGAAGTTCCGCAGGTTCCGGATATCGAAGGTGCTGGTCATAGCGCCGAAGAAGGTTGCCGAAGGGACGTGGATGAGGGAAGCCGAAAAGTGGGACCATACGAAGTCCTTAAGGCTCTCATCCGTGCTTGGCACAGAGAAGCAGCGTATCGCAGGCCTTGAGGCCGCTGCCGATATCTACGTGACCAGCCGCGATAACGTAGTATGGATCACGGACTTCTACAGGAACCGGTGGCCCTTCGACATGGTCGTGGTCGATGAGTCTTCCAGTTTCAAGAACCATTCGGCGAAGAGGTTCAAGGCGCTGGCAAGGGTCTCACCGAAGACGGAGCGCATCGTACTCTTAACCGGTACACCGTCACCCAACGGTCTTATGGATCTGTGGTCACAGATCTTCCTTCTTGATCAGGGTGAGAGGCTTGAGAGGAGATACACACAGTTCCGTGAGCGGTACTTCCTTCCGGACAGGTACGGACCTAACGGCATCGTGTACAAGTACAAGCCGAAGTCCGATGCCAAGGAGGCCATCATGGAGAAGATCTCCGATATCTGCATCAGCATGAAGAGTGAGGACTACATCACTCTTCCGGAGAAGATCGAGAACACCATAACAGTGAGGCTGGATCCAAAAGCAAGGAAGGCCTACGACGAGATGGAGAAGCAGATGATACTGGAGCTTCCAGAGGAGGAGATAACGGCTTTGTCGGCAGCGGCCTTGTCCAATAAGCTGCTGCAGCTGTCAGCCGGAGCGGTGTATGACGCGGATGGTGCGGCTCATGAAGTGCATGGCTGCAAGATAGAGGCGCTTCTTGAGACGGTCGAAGCGCTGCAGGGCAGACCGGTGATCGTCTTCTACGGCTACAAGTCAGACAGGGCGAGGATCCTGTCGGCCATGCCGAAGGATATCAGAGTCAGGTGCCTTGACGGGCCGGAGGATGAGGATGCCTGGAACAGAGGACAGATCGATGTCCTTCTGGCACATCCGGCATCGTGTGCTTACGGGCTTAACCTGCAGGACGGCGGGCACGATGCGATATGGTTCACACCGACGTGGAATTATGAGCAGTATGCACAGGCTAACAAGAGGCTTCACCGGCAGGGACAGAAGCACACAGTCCTGGTGCACCATCTGATCTGCGAGGGCACAAGGGACGAAGATGTCATAAGGGCGTTATCTAAGAAGGATGACGCACAGATGTATGTAATGCAAAGCCTTAAGGCAAGAATATACGATGTTAAAAGGGGGACACAAAAATGCAAAGGGATTACACATTGACGCCATTAGTGAAGAAGGAACTGGAGAAGCTGCAGCGCACACCGGGATATGCAGCCAAGGACTACATCAAGGGAGACAGGACATGTCCGGAGGTGGGGTGCTTCGCCTGTGAGTATAAGAAGTGCACGATCCTGATCAACACCTGCATCGAGCAGAGGAGAGGGAGCTGCAGCTTTTACAAGACGAAGAGCGAGGCGATAAGAGGATGATACAGAAGATCAAAAACTGTCCCATATGCGGTAGCGATAAGGTTGGCATCACTGAGTATTATGTCAATGGCCGCAGAGGGCTCAAGTGCCGTATCACATGCTTCGACTGTGGGACAGAAGGTCCCGGAGGCTACTGCACTGAAGAAGCGGCACTGTGGTGGAACAAGAGAGCGAAGGAGGCTGAACTATGACGAACAAAGAGATAATTGCCACATTAAAAAATGCTGTGTTTGCACCTGCTGGCACAATAGTATATGCCTACAAAACCGTCATCGAAGAAGTTTTATCAAGACTCGACAAGTATCGCTGGCACGACCTGCGGAAAGACCCTGCGGATTTGCCGGAAGTCGGTGCAAAGGTTCTCTATTGTTTTTCGATTCCGTTTTATAAAAAAGGGAATCTGTACAACTGCGATGTATATTCTCCGGATGTTTTTAAAGATTCTGATAGCATTAATTATCTCGGATGGAATTATCTTGATGAGTTTGAGGAGGACTTAACATGAAGAAATTAATCATAGCGATGGCTGCAGCGCTTGCCATAGTCACTGTTGCGCTTATCGCATCAGGTGCAGAGGAGGAACAGAAGGAAGCGCAGAGTATGGTCATCGAGACTACTGCGAAGGCCGTAGAGGTAAAAGAGGATACGCCTGAGGTAGTGGCAGAGCCTACAGTGACGACACCTGAGCCGACGCCGGAACCAACACCAGAGGTTGATGATGTTCCGAACCTCGAACAAAGTCAGGCAGAAGAGATATACGAAGAGCCGTATGAAGAGATATATGAGGAACCATACGAAGAGTCCTGCAGCTGCTTCGATGAGGATACGCCAACCGGAGATGAGCACGATCTTGTCTATATCGGGGAATGGACGGCAACTGGTTACTGTCCCTGTGAGGTATGTAACGGTGGTTATTCCGGCACAGCTTCGGGAGCGCCGCTCACACCGTACTGGACGGTGGCTTGTAACAGCCTTCCGATGGGATCCATCCTTGTCATAGACGGACAGCAGTATCAGGTACAGGATACAGGCTGGAGCCCTTACGGAGATCAGTGGCTTGACATATGCTTCGGGTCTCATGAGGAAGCGTATGCCTGGGGTGTGCGTACAGTATCAGTGTATATGTGGCAGTAGGAGGTGGCATGAGTAAGTATAGTGACAACATCAGATTCTTAAAGAGCTATGAGGCTTACAAGCATGAGGAGGCGGCGCTTCTCAGGTCCGTGGAGGAGATACAGAACGACATCGACACGATCAGGAGCCGGATGATGGATCCTTCCGTCAAGCTGTCGGACATGCCGCACGGTGGCGGGGAATCGGATCCGATGGCCGCATACATCGTGAAGGTCGAGGCACTCATAGACAAGAAGGCCAAGGAGCAGAGCAGACTGGTCAAGGCCATCGAGAAGACTATGGAGCAGAGGAAGAAGGTGCATAAGGCCATCTGCGACATCACAGACGCAGCTGCCAAGGAAGTCCTGATGAGGAGGTACATCGGCCTCGACTCATGGTTCGATATCACGGAGGACATGTGCTACTCAAGGACAGCAGTCAACCAGCTGCACAACAGAGGAGTGGGACAGATCAGGATTCCTGAAAAAAAGTAAAGAGTGTACAAAAGTGTACAAAAGTGTACATCGTATATGTGGTATAGTTACGATGTCAGAGCAGGCACAGATGAGATCCTTTTTCCCCGGTCTTGTCTGTGCTTTATGTTTGGCATCCTCATCTCTTTTTCCCGGGGGTCGGATCCGTCCGGCCCTTTAGAGATGCGGAAGGAGGAGACAGATGATAAGCCAGTACAAGCTGCAGCAGCTGCAGACTCTTATCATGACCGGCAGAGCTGACGTGTTCTATTCCTGGCCCGCTTGGCACGAGATGAGGGACGAGGTCCTTCGGTTCGATTGCAACGAGTGTCAGGTGTGCAAGGCGCGAGGGAAGTACAGCAAGGGTATCATAGTGCATCATGTTAAACATCTTAAGGATCGGCCTGATCTTGCTTTATCACTATACGATGGGACGGAGAGGCAGCTGATAACCTTATGCAGAGCATGTCATGAGGAGCAACATCCGGAGCGGATGCGGACAAATACGCATCAAATACGTCCAGAAGTGACGCAAGAGCGTTGGGATTGATACCCCCCCATCAGAAAAATCAAGTCTGAAAACACAGGCAACAGTCGGCAGTGTCCTCGACAATTTAGGTTTTTACGCACACGCGTATGACATTTCGGGCCTTTTCGGGAAATATCCTGATCTGATTCCGATGCTACCGTTAAATATACAGAAGATGAGGAAAAAAAAAGATGGCATTATCAAAGAGTGAATTGAAGCGCAAGGTAAAAGCGCTCAACGAGTCTGCAAGGAAGGCAGGCATCGAGACGGATCTGTTTTATCAGACAACTCTCGAGAGGTACCTTACCACGATCAGCATGGCAGACCGGTTGTCAGCCAAGATCGAAGAAGAGGGGCTCGTTGTAACGAAGTTAATAAAGGATGTAGAGACGGAAGTCACCAACCCGCTTATGTCAGATTATCTGAAGGCTGTATCAGCAGCCGACAAAACGGTCCAGACGCTCCAGAAGATAGTGACGCAGGCAGGGATGGTAACAATCACCGATGCTTCCGTAGCAAAGGATGAGCTGTAAACAGATCCAGAACTACATCGGTCTGGTCGAGTCCGGAGAACCGAGAGCGTCAGCCGAACAGATCGAGCTCTGCAAACATATAAAGAAGGTCTTCGAGTCTGAAGATCTGACCATAAAAGAGGAGAGGCTCGGAAAGTATCTGAGCCTCTCGAAGTACTTCAGCTTTGAGCTCCTCCCCTGGGAGGAGTTTTTGCTTGCCCTCTGGCTGTGTACATATAAGAAGAACGGGCTCCCAAGGTGGAAGACCCTCTTCTGTATGGTAGGCCGAGGCGCGGGGAAGGATGGCTTCATAGCCTTCTCCAGCTTCTGCATGACGAGTCCGTATAATCCGGTGGCCCACTACGACGTGGACATATGTGCAAACAACCTCGATCAGGCGGTAACACCGGTCAAGGACATCATCGAGACACTGGAGGGCCCCCACGAGTCAAAGCTCCGTAAGTTTTACTATCATACCAAAGAACAGGTGACAGGGCTCATCAACAAGGGTGTCATCAAGGGTAGGACGAACAACCCGAAGGGCCGCGATGGAATGCGTTCCGGCGCGGTCATCTTCAACGAGGTCCACGCCTACGAGAACTATGACAACATCAAGGTCTTCGTAACCGGCCAGGGCAAGGTCGCGGATCCAAGGGTAGGGATATTCACCTCAAACGGTGAGATCTCCGACGGAGTCCTCGATGATTATCTGGCACGGGCGAACAGGATCCTGTTCGAGGGAGAAGATGATGACGGCTTCCTTCCCTTCGTCTGCAAGATAGCAGCGAAGGAAGAGGTCCACGACTCTGCGAACTGGTACGAGGCTAATCCTTCTCTCGCATACTTCCCGCATCTGTATCAGGAGATATCCGATGAGTACAGAGCATGGAAGGAGCACCCGGAGCAGAACGGCGATTTCGTTACTAAGAGGATGGGGCTCCGGCAGGGATTCAAGGAGATATCCGTGACAGACTATGAGAACATCAAACGGACTAATAAGCCTCTGCCGGATCTTCACGGTGAGACCTGTACCGTCGGCATCGACTATGCAGAGCTGTCCGACTGGGCAGCGGTCAACCTTCACTTCCGGATAGGCCTTAAACGGTACGACATTAACCACGCATGGCTCTGCCTTCAGGGCAAGGACCTGCCGAGGGTTAAGGCGCCTTGGAAGGACTGGGCAGCTGCAGGGCACATCACAGTAGTCGATGATGTATCCATCAGCCCTGACCTGATCGCCGAGTATATATACAACGCAGGCCTTGACTACAACATACAGATGCTTGCGATGGACGGCTTCCGGTGGACATTGGTGAGCGATTCCCTGAAGCGCATCGGATTCGATGCGACAGACAAGAACAGGGTTAAGTTCGTAAGGCCCTCCGACATCATGCGAGTGGAACCGGTCATACAGGAGTGTTTCGACAGGGAATACTTCACATGGGGTGACAACCCCGTGCTCAGGTGGGCAGTTAACAACACGAAGAGAGTGAGGTCCAGCAGGACACTCGGCTGCGACACAGGAAACTTTGTTTATGCAAAGATAGAAGCCAAGTCGCGGAAGACGGACCCTTGGATGGCCCTCGTAGCGTCCATGACGGTAGAGTCTTCCGGGATGGGCATAGTCGATGAGCCTATCAAGGCTATCATTTTATAGGAGATGAACAATGGCACTTAAGTTTTTTCAGCGAGCACAGGTCAATCCTGTGACCGAACATGTGACGATCAGCGAGCTGATGAGCGACTATCAGGAGCTGTCGATACGGGCCTTCGCGTTCGAGGTGTGCGTGGACATGGTGGCCAACGCTCTCGGCAGGTGCGAGTTCCGAACCTTCCTCAAGAACGAGGAAGTCTATGATCAAGAGTATTACCTCTGGAACGTGGAACCGAACACCAATCAGAACAGCACGGCCTTCCTTCATAAGCTGGTCAACAGCCTCTACCATAAGAATGAGGTGCTCGTGATCAGCAGCAGGAAGAAGGACGGCATGGATGCACTGGTGGTGGCCGATGCATGGCAGGATCCGGAGAAGCTCCCCTCACGTCAGAATGAGTACAGATCCGTCAGGGTCGAAAAGTTCGAGTACAGCAAGACATTCAAGGAAGCCGATGTAATCCATCTGGTCCTTAATCACAAGGAGATAGCACCGATCCTCAAGGGCATCGCGTCAGGGTATGAGCGGCTCATGAGCGGTGTGTCGAAGGCATATGAGTGGAATCACGGCAAGCACTGGAAGGTGCACGTATCCCAGATGGCCAGAGGCTCTCAGGACTGGGCTAAGAACTTCCAGGCGATGCTGACCGAACAATTCAAGCCCTTCCTCAACAATTCAGGATCCATCCTTCCGGAGATGGACGGATACGACTATCAGATGGTCAAGGGTGAGGATGGTTCCTCATGCCAGGACATTCAGGCTTTTGCGGAAGAAATATTCAATCTGACCGCAAGGGCTTTTCTTATACCTATCGTATTAGTTAATGGCAAGGTTGAAGCGACTGCAGATGCGAACAGCCGTTTCCTCACCAACGTCATCGACCCGATATGCGATCAGCTTCAGGAAGAGATCATCCGCAAGCGCTACGGCTTCCAGTCATGGAAGGACGGAGCGAGGCTGCAGGTGGACTCATCCTCAATCATACATTTTGATATGTTCTCTCAGGCTGCGGCGATCGAGAAGCTGGTAGGCAGTGGAGTCTTCACTGTCAACGACGTCCGCAAGGCCTCCGGGCAGCCTGTGATCAATGAGCCGTGGGCAGACGAGCACTTCGTGACACGCAACTTCGCAACGATGGACGAAGCGCTTACAGCGACCACAGCAGAAAGGAGGTAACGATGCAGAAGATATGGGAGATTAAGCAGTCCGCAGATTCAGAGGACGCTCTTGACCTGTATGTGTATGGCGATGTTGAAGGCAGCGACTGGTTCTACGAGTCAACGACTTCGGCCGACCACTTCCGTGAGGTCCTTGCCTCCTATCCGGATGCACGACAGATCAATGTCTTCATCAACTCTTATGGCGGGTCAGTCTTCGAGGGAGTAGCCATATACAACCAGCTGAAGAGACACCCGGCACATAAGACAGTGTACATCGACGGCTTCGCCTGTTCCATCGCATCGGTCATCGCTATGGCCGGCGACACAGTAGTGATGCCTAAGAACGCACTGATGATGCTCCACAATGCCTGGATGTGCGCATGCGGTAATTCCGCGGAGCTCAGGAAGGCAGCTGAAGATCTGGAAGTGATCAATGAAGCAGGCAAGTATGCATATCTCGAGAAGGCGGGCGATAAGCTCACTTACGACAAGCTGACCGAACTCATGGATGCAGAGACCTGGCTTAGTGCCGAGGCCTGTATAGAGCTTGGTCTGGCAGATGAGATCCGTGAAGAAGAGGCCGAACTTAAGACCGAGATCCTCGAAAAAGCGAACCTCAACATCAGCCAGAGGCTTGAACTGCAGAAGTCCCTCGCAGCATCCCTGCGAGATCTGACAGCTCCGGAGAAATCCGAAGCAGTCGAAGAGAAGGTGCCCGAGGTTACCGAAGAGGCAACACCGGAACCGGAAGAAGTAACTGTAACCGAAGAAACAAAACTAACAATCTTAGAAAGGATCAAGAAGAACAAATGAAATCCAACGACATCAAATTCGACGGAATCGACAACGCTATCGAGAGCGGTGATTCCAAGGCATTAGCCGAAGCAGTAGTTAACATAGCACAGAACAGCGTAGCAGATGCTATCTCCGAGAAGTTCGACGAGTATTGCGCTCAGACAGATCGTCAGATCCTCAACAGCAGAGGCGTTCGCCAGCTTACAAGCGAAGAGCGCAAGTACTATGAGACAGTTCTTGATGCAATGAGATCACGTGATCCCAAGCAGGCACTCACAAACATCGACCTCACCTTCCCCAGCACCATCGTCGAGGACGTATTTGAGAACCTTCGCAAGTCTCGTCCCCTTCTCAACATGATCGACTTCATCCCCAGCAAGGGCGTTGACAAGCTCATGATCAGAACAGCTGCATATCAGGAAGCTACATGGGGCGAGCTCTGTGACGCAATCTCCAAAGAGATTGCAGCAGGCTTTGAGGTAATCACCTGCAACCAGTACAAGCTCAGCGCATACATCTATGCATGCAAGCCGGGTATGGAACTCGGTGCTGAATGGCTTGATCAGTACGTTCGTGACGTACTCTACGAAGCTCTTGCAAACGGCCTTGAGAAAGCAATCCTCGTGGGCGATGGCGATGCATGCCCCGTAGGTATGAACCGTAAGGTCGGCGCAGCTGCTGTTGTAACCTCAGGTGTATGGGCAGCTAAGAGCAAGATCACAGTAACTAAATTCAACGCAGCTACGATGGGCCAGCTTGTAGGCATCCTTGCAGTGGATCCTCAGGGCAAATCCCGTGCAGTAGAGAACCTCATCCTCGTTGTTAACAACGCAGACTACTACACCAAGGTTATCCCCGCAACAACCATCATGGCTCCCGATGGAACATACCGTCAGGCTCTTCCCTATCCTGTAGAGATCATCCCCTCACAGGGCATGGCTCAGGGCGAGGCTATCTTCGGCCTTGGCAAGAGATACTTTGCGACAGCCGGCATCGGCAAAGACGGCCGCATCGAGTACAGCGATGAGTACAAGTTCCTTGACGACAAGAGAACCTACCTCATCAAGGCATATGCAAACGGTATCCCGAAGGATAACAACGCCTTCTTGTACCTTGACATCTCCAGCCTGCAGGCTCCTGTATTCCAGGTTGAGGATATCACACCCGCAACACCCGGAACTGATGCATTCCTCAGCTTCCTCGGACTTAACGGTCTTACCTTAAGCCCCGCATTTGCTAAGTCAACCACAACCTACACTGCAACAGCTACCACAGGCGCATCCAACGTAGTAGATGCCATCGTTGAGGACATCAACGCATCCGTAGCCATCACAGTAGGTGGAACAGCTCACCAGAACCACACTGGAATCACATGGGCTTCTGGCACAAACACTGTAGTAGCTACCGTTACTGCAGAAGACGGAACAACCACTAAGGCTTACACCATCACAGTCACTGCTTCATAATGGCGATTCCGTCAGGATTACTTGCTGACGCAAAGACCTACCTTAACATCACATGGACTGACACAGCTACCGATACCCGGATTACAATGCTGTGCCAGTCCGGCATGGCATACATCGACGACATACTTGGAGAGGGAGCTGATTATATGGCTCCCGGAGATCCGAGGACACTGCTCTTCGAGTATGTAAGGTACGGGCGTGACGAGGCACTTGAGGTGTTCGAGGAGAACTACCGGCATCGGCTTCTGGCCATGCAGAACAACAAGGCGGTGATCTATCATGAAACAACCGAAACGGCCTAAAGATGTACGCATCGGGCAGGGTTACAGTGACGGCGTCGTGACTGTGTACTCCGTCAGTAACACGGCTGCGGCCGGATACGCACCCGTCGCAACAAAGACCCAGAAGATAAAGCTGGCATACGAAGAGCTTCGGCTCGGAATCAACCGGTACTATATGGGTCTTCAGAATCAGCAAAAAATCGAGAGAGTCATAAGGGTACAGGATGTGGGACACGTGACATCACAGGATGTTGCTGTTACCGAGGACGGTACTGAGTACCGCATCGACCTCGTCCAGAGGGCTGAGGGGATATATCCCGTATCTGTTGACCTAACGCTCGTAAAGGTGGCGCAATCATGAGCTACTACACAACCATAATCACAGCACTTACTTCTGTTACATCATCAGTCTCTCACGGAGCACATCTCAAGTCTGACCGGTACATCGTATGGATGGAGGACTCAGGACAGGATCTGACCGCGGACGGTAAGCATGCAGAGCATGCAGTAACCGGAACGATAGACCTGTACACAAAGACCGAGTTCGATGCATACAAGGGTCAGATCGAGACAGCACTCGACACGAATAACATCTCCTGGTACTGGAACAGCACCCAGTACGAGGAGGACACGGGATTCTGGCACTACGAATGGGTCTGGACGGTGTAGCCTATGGAACTTGATACTTCAGGACTTGACGGTGTCATCAAGATGATGGACAAGCTCGGAGCCAGTACGGAAGGCATCTATAAGGCTGCACTGTACAAGGGCGCTGAAGTCATAGCCGATGAGATCAGGAAGAACCTTGACGCCATCCCGGTGGCAGAGAGGAGCAACGGAGACATTCCCTGGGTTAAGTCAGGGCAGCTGCTCCGTGGCATCACTTCCAGACAAAAGGCCGACATCATCGAAGCATTCGGTGTGTCGAAGCACAGGGTCGAAGGCGCAGCAGTCGTGACCACGGTAGGATTCAACACTACAAAAAAGGGATACACGCAGGGCTACTTCCGGGGACGGAAGGATGCGCTTCCTATCCCCTTACTGCTCCGGTCCATCGAGTCCGGATGCAGCTTCAGGCAGAAAATCCCCGTTATCCGACCCGCAGTGCAATCCAAAGAGACAGAAGCCGTGAAGGCGATGGAAACAGAAGCAAAGCGCATCATTTCTAAAATCACAGGAGATAATTAAAAATGGCAATCAAAGGTTTATCAAAACCGATATTCGGTCAGTACACCAATACAGCCGGCACGATCTCTTACACCAACGGTGTATCCGGCGGTCATGCCATCAGCTGGAACCTCAGCATTGATGCTTCCGACGACAATCCGCTCTATGCAGACAATGTTGTTGTTGAGCATGACAACGGAGCCGCATTCGGATCCGGCACACTTACTCTTAACACAGACGAGCTCTCTGATACTCTTGCTAAGTTCCTTCTCAACCTTAACAAGGTAACAGAAGGCACATCACCCAGCACGATCGATGTATACAACTACGACGACAGTGCAGTACCGATCACGGTAGGCTTCGGCATCATCGAGCTGCATCAGGTATCCGATACTGACAAGTATCGTGCAGTGATGCTCCACAGATGCGTTCCGAAGTTCCCGGCTAATGCAGCCACAACGAAGGGCGAGAGCATCGACTGGCAGACAAGGGAGATCGAGTTCTCTGTTGAGAGATCTGAAGCAGCCGCTCATCCGTGGATGTCTGAGGCATGGTTCACATCGGAGACGGCAGCACTTACATGGCTGAACGGTAAGCTCGGTGTAGCTAATCAGGGCTGATAAAGGGAAAGAGGTGAGGAGATGATAGACGATCCGATCCGTTACGTCACGATTCACGAGAAGAGATATCCTATCGTCGTGACCTTCGGCGCGACCGAACAGATCTATAAAAAGTATGGCGACCTTAACGGGTTCGTCGGGGCGATCCAGAGTGAACACACGGCCGTGGAGGCCTATCTTGACGCACTTGAGCTGCTGATCGCCCAAGGGTGCGCATACGTTAACTTTTACAAGGTAGATCTTCCGGAGGACTGCGAAAAGGTAGCACTCCCCCGGAAGATTCTCGAGTTCGCAGTGCTTCGGGATGAGATCCCGGAGATTGCGAAGGTAATAATCGAAGCTCTTAACCTGTCGAGGAAGAACACCGTGAAGGGTAAGAGCACGGGAAAAGAAGAAGCCAGGTAGCGGGTAACCCCATTACCTGGCTTCACTATCAGGCCCGGGCCTGCAATATCCCCTACGCTGAGTACCATCTGATGACGGTAGGCCAGATAGAGGATATGGCGGCCTGCAGGGCCATACAAAACGGTTCAATGGATGAGGTCCCTGTCTTTGACGGGGACTCAATTCCTATATTGAGGTAAAAAAATGGGCGATATCAATGTAAAAATGCGGCTCGACGGTGAGCGGGAATGGTCTGCTGCCATAAAGAACGCCACCAGTGAGCTGAAGAACATGAAGTCAGCCCTCCAGCTGTACGACGAGACAGCGAAAGGGTCGGCTAACACCCTTCAAACACTAACTGAACGAGAAAACAAGCTGAAAGAGATCCAGAAGTCAGCCGAGAACCAGCTTAAGACCCTTCAGGACGTGCTCGAAAAGTGCACGGAGCAGAGGGATGAAGCAAAGAAGAAACTGGATGAGCTCACCAAGTCGGAGACAGCATCGGCTTCAGAGGTCGAAGCAGCGCAGAAGGCTTATGATAAGGCCTCGGAGCGCACCAACTACTACGCAGACAAGGTCAACAAGGCTGCGATAGAGGTAGAGAAGGCTGATGCGAACCTCAAAAAGAACCAGCAGTATCTGGATGAGGCATCAAAGTCTGCTGACGGATGCGCTACGAGCATCGATGAGTATGGCAAGAAGGTCAACAAAGCCGGACAGGAAAACGAAGACTTCCAGAAGACTCTTGAGATGGGCACAGCGATGGAAGCCGTCAAGACTCTTGCCGAACAGGTGGGAGAAGCCTTTAAGAAGCTCGGTGAGGAGGCCTATGCGGCCGCCAGAGAGCTCGACGATGGTTATGACACCATCATCACGAAAACCGGTGCTTCCGGATCTGCACTGGAGTCTCTGACAGCATCAGCTGACGAGCTCTTCGGACAGATGCCGGCAACGATGTCCACGATAGGATCCGCCATAGGCGAGGTCAACACACGGTTCGGTCTTATGGATGAAGCACTGGAAGATCTGTCCAAGCAGTTCATCCAGTTTGCTGAAATAAATGGTGTCGATGTCAGCAACTCTATCGACCAGACCGACAGGATCCTTACGCAGTTCGGGGAAGACGCGGAAAACGCAGCAGACTTCCTCGGTATGCTCACTAAGAGGTCGCAGGAGACGGGCATAGCAACCAGTAAGCTCCTGTCAACACTTGACACCAATGCCGGAGTGCTTACCATGTTTGACCTCTCTCTTGAAGAGAGTGTCAACCTCATGGCCAAGTTCGAGGATAACGGTATCGATTCATCCACAGCGCTCGCTGGTATGAAGAGGGCCGCTGCCGAGTATGCCAAAGAAGGCAAGAGCATGCGGGAAGGTCTCGTGGACACGATAGATGCCATCAAGAATGCATCGACGGAGACAGAGGCATATAGCAAGGCACAGGAGATCTTCGGCACACGAGGATTCACCAATATGGCAGACGCCATCAGATCCGGAAGGTTCAACCTCGAAGATCTGTGCGACAGCCTCGAAAACTATGGATCCGTAGTCAGTGATACATATGAGGCCACGCTGGATCCGTGGGACCAGATGACCGTAGCGGCTAACAACCTTAAGACGGTAGCATCGGATCTCGCAGGTGAGGCGCTCTCAACACTTACACCTGCACTGGAAGGCCTCTCGGACATCCTCAAGGACGTCAGGGACGGCTTCAACGAGCTGCCTGAACCGGTCCAGAACGTGATCGGCGTGGTGGCAGGCATCGGAGTGGCTGCAGGCACGGTAGCACCGAAGATAGTGTCCTTCGTTACCACGGTAAAGACACTGAAGGCCGCACAGGCCGCGCTCGACTTCCTGAAAGGTACCGATGCAGCTGCGTCATCGACAGCTACCGCACTATCAAAACTGACTGCAAACATTGGACCCCTTTCTGGGCTTGCGGGTGTAGCAGCAGGCATAGCTGCGGTATGGGGCATCTGCCGTCAGATCATAAAAGAGGCAGCCGGAGAAGAGATAGATCTTGCCAACTCGACCGACGATCTGAAGAAGTCCTATGACGGCGCCGTCAAAACGCTTGAGGGTCTCAATTCCGGACTGTACGACGGTCTGTCAGCTGAGAAGAAGGCGGCTAAGGCAGAGGAAGCACTTGCAACCATTCAGGAGACAAGGGCTGAGGCTACGGTAGCACTTGCCGAAGCTGAGGAAGGCCTTAATGCTAACCAGATAGAGCTCAACGACACATCCTTCGCACTGGCTGACCAGTACGGAGTCACCACATCTTCCGTATCACTCCTCGGTGAGAAGGTCACGGCCCTCTCCGAAGCTCAGGAAAATGCTAACTCTATACTGGACGATCAGTCGGACGCATATAGCAATGCACAGGCTCAAGTGGATCTGTACAACGCATCCACCGCAACCCTGTCCGAGACATCGGCAGCCGCAAGGGACTCTGTTATCGAAGAAGTCGGCGCGATCAGCGGGAACAACGATGTATATTACAACGCTGCTGAGGCGGTCAACACTCTGACCGAAGCGCATGTCAATGAGCAGGCGGCAATCCAGACCGAGATAGACAGTATCCAGGCGCAGATGGATGAGCTGCAGGCCTCGTATGATGAGGCTTATCAGTCAGCGCTCAACAGCTTAGAATCGCAGTTCGGTCTGTTCCAGACCATGAGCGTTGAGGTGGAGCAGTCCGTTACGGACATGATCGCATCTCTGGATTCTCAGATCAGCTACATGGACACCTATGCGGCGAACATGCAAAGGGCTGCAGAGCTCGGAGTGAGTGAGGGCCTTCTGGCTCAGCTCTCAGACGGATCCGTGGAGAGTGCTGCTATCCTGCAGGCCATCGTTGATGACGGTGGAGCGAACGTGGAAGAGCTCAATGCTAAGTTTGCGAAGGTATCGGAAGGCAAGGAAGCCTTCGCTAAGCAGCTGGCAGAGACAGAGACGAACTTCAGCAAGTCCATGGCGAGTCTGCAGACACAGATGGATACAGCTGTTAAGAAGATGAACAAGTCCGATGCAGCATACCAGAGTGCTATCAGCACGATACAGGGCTACATCAACGGATCCGAGGCAAAGAGGGGCGCACTCATAGCAGAGTATACATCCCTCGGCAATGCCGCAAAGGCCGCATACAATGCTGCTCTCGATATCCACTCACCGTCAAAGGAAGCCGAATGGTCATCGGAGATGTTCGTTGCCGGTCTTATCAAGGGCATCAAGGACAGCACAAAGAAGCTGACAGATACATATTCATCCCTTGGCGCGATTGCAATGAATGCATACAAGGGCAACGCAAATCTTACAAACGCATCACGATATAACACATCCCCATCCGTATACACTGATGTGACGGTCAACGTAGGGGATAAAAAGCTCACAGAGTACATGCAGTCAGCGGTGGAAAAAGGCATCAGCCAGAACCAGCGCAACGCAGCACTTGCACAAGGGAGGAGGTAATCGATGTACAGCATAAACTTTAATGGTGAAGATTCCTCCCTCCACGGGCTTCTGGTCGTAAGGAGACCGGACATACCATCACCGGTTAAAAAACGGAAGAACATCGTGCTGGACGGCTTCGACGGATTCCTCATATCAGCCGATACGGGCTATGAGGCACTCGAGATAGAGGTTGATATCAACTACATGTGCCCGGAAGAGCAATGGTCAGCTAAATGGAGAGAAGCCAAGAAGTGGCTTAACGGTCCGGGTGTGCTGAGCTTCTCTGATGATCAGGACTACTGCTACAGGGTCTACTACACGGAGCTGGAGCTCTGTGAGAGGACCAGCAAGCGCATAGGCCTGTTCACGGCAAGGTTCATCTGCGATCCGTACTGCTACCGGAAGGACGGCCTTGTACGTCATACCATCGGAGAGTGCACATACAACTCCGGTGAGGAGTGCAAGCCGAGATATATCATCACCGGCAGCGGCACCGCGGTCCTGACAGTCAACGGTCATGACCTCTCGGCTGCAGTCACCGGCACTACGGAGATAGACACTGAGCTGCAGATGGCCTTCGACGCTAACGGTACGGTGATCAACAGCTCCACGGTCGGAGACTTCTCACTGTTCCATCTCGCACCAGGGCATAACGACATCGTAATCACGGCGGGATACGGCTTATCCATCATCCCGAGATGGAGGTCGTTATGATTCAGGTCTATTCCGAAGGCAATACCAACTACACAAAAAATGGAGACATGACACTTAACCCCACCGAAGCAACAGTTACGGCTGAGCTCGGTGGGGCTTGGTCTGCCTGCCTCAAGCATCCGATAGACGAAGAGGGACGATGGCGATACCTGACGCAGGAAGCGGTGGTCCGCATGCCGTCCTTCAACGGCGACCAGCTCTTCCGGATCCGTGAGCGATCTAAAGATGACACATCAGTCACATGCAGTATGGTTCCCCTCTTCTTCGATTCGATGAACGACAACTTCATCCCGTCCGGAAGCTATACGGACGCAGCTGCGGCCTCAGTCCTCCGGGATCTGATACGAAACAGTAAGTACTCGATCGTCACGGATCTGACGACAACCGGCTCCGCGGATCTGTCGTACACGAACCTCATCGAAGCACTCTCGACCTTCACGGAAGTCTGGGGAGGCGAGCTGGAGTATGACAATCACACAGCTCACGTTCTCAGTTCGATGGGATCCGATAGGGGCATAACCCTTCGGTACGGTCTCAACATTCCTGTGAACGGAGTAGAGGAGACGGTCGATATGACCGACGTCATCACACGTCTGTACCCGAGGGCATACAACGACAGGAAGCCCACTAACGTATACATCGACAGTCCTCTGATCGGATCCTACCCAACCATCAAGTGCGGGACCGCAGAGTACACCAAGATCAAGCTGGCAGCTGATGCGACACAGACCGACTATGACAATCCAGACATCAAGATCTGCGCAGACCAGACAGCGCTTAACAACGCACTGGGAGAAGCAGTAGCTGCTGAGTGGGCAGCGGGACTTGACAAGCCTGCCGTCAGCCTTAAGTGCGAGATGATCCTGCTTGCAGGCACAGAACAGTACAAAGAGTACGGAGCACTGGAGGATGTGAGCCTCGGTGACACAGTCCATCTGTACCACACAAGGCTCGGCATCACGTCAACGGAGAGAGTTATAGGCATCGAGTACGACTCGGTATCAGGGAAGACATCCAAGGTCACCCTCGGAGTGAAGGAGTACAACTACTTCAACTCTATCGACACGAAGATCTCCGGAGAGTCCTCAGAGGCCTCCAGAGAGGTCGCAAAGGTGGCAGGCATAACGTCTGACGTAGCAACGGCGAAGACCAACATCACAACTCTCCAGAACGAGGTCACGGCACTGCAGGCAGGCACGTGGGCGGTGGATCTCAACCAGACACTGTCAACATCTGACTGGACATATACCAACGACAGCCTTAAGAACAGGCACCTGGTTGTAGTCATCCTTGAGTGCTCCACAGACCGGTATACAAGGCCCCTGATATTTGCAGGCGCCACTGCATCGGAATCCCATGCCGGCGCTGACGTCTTTGACGGAACTCTTGCAACGGCTATATCGATGTCCGGTGACTATGTCCGGAGCACTGGAGCCGTAACGATAAGGTGCGACTCCGCAACAGTCTGGCCGGTGAATGCCTGGACCATAAAAGCTATATACGCATCCAACTAAGAGGAGGCAAAAAATGCATAAAGAACTATATGTCGCATCGAAGAACATTCCCATTACCATCCAGCAGACGGAAGGATCCTCGATGCACTCAATCACTTTTACCGTCTGTGACTGGGAGGTGCCTTCCGGAGCACAGACGGCGCTCTACATCCTTAAGGGCGATGACAATGAGGTCTATGCTCAGGGCACGATATCCGGACAGGACCTGACATTCCAGACCAGTACACAGATGAACGCATACGTTGGCCACAACGATGCACAGATCCAGATCACTGCGAACAGCAAAGTGCTCAACTCCTTCCTGATCAACTGGGAGGTAGAAGGTACCATCATCGATGCTTCGGCAGAAGAGAGCACATCCGAATACACTAACCTGCAGACGCTCATCAACTCAGCAACATCTGCCATCGAAGACTGCGAGGACGCCGCTGAGGAAGCGATAGCAGCCGCAGAAGCAGCCCGTGATCCGGTAACGGTAGGCGCGGTCAACCTTGTACTCAACACATCAGTAAACGGGCATCTGCCAATCCTTCCTGGCGCTACAGAGCATAAGGACACAGCTGTCACGGCCTTCTCATCTGATGACGGTCTGCTCACACTCACGATGGCCGCCAACGCAAACGCAGCACATGTCTATCTCACCCATGCAGAATCGCAGGGCATGATGGGACTTCGGGCTGGCGCAAAGTACGTCATCAGCGGGTGGTTCAAGGCGAATGCCGCTGCCGCCTATGGCTTTACCGTATCAGACTCGGTCGGATCCAGAGTGAACTCCAGCTACACAGCAGTGTCCGGAGCATGGGAGTACCGCAAGGAGACCTTCCAGCTGAATGCCGCTGCGATCTATGTGAGCATCAGCTTCGGCCGTAAGGCCAGCGCATCGGCAATGACACAGCTGCAGGTGAGAGGCATACAGATAGAAGAGGCCTCCGTACCTTCCGTATACAGGCCTGCCGAGGCCGATCGGAATCACCGATACTCATGCGAGTACTCCAGCACGTCAGAGTTCGCTGCAGGCCTGCAGAGGATAGGTAACGTGGTGAAGTTCACGGGATACATCTACAACAACCCCGGGACGACACACGGAACCTTCGCAGAGCCCATACCCGATGGGTACAAGCCGACAGGAAGGTCGCTGGAGCCGTTCACCTGCCTCGCCAATGGCGAGCCCACCGTCGCAGCATACGGCACGATGGACGTGCAGGCAAACGGTACGGTAGGATACTACGCCAACACAGGCGTTTTAGCATACAAGTTTTTCGACATGGAGTGGTTCACTGAGGACGACTTCCCCACATCGTAAGGAGGCAAAATGAAGAAGACAGAATTTAAGGAAGAGGCCAAGACCGAAGTCAAGGCCAAGAAAAATGAGACACGGGTCCTTGTCTGGTGCAACTACCGCAAGGGCCCGAGCTATATGGCCGAGATCCTCGGGCAGAAGGAAGAGGGAGAGGTCGTAGAGATAACAGGAGATGCAGTAGACGGATGGATCCCGATAGCAGACGGATGGATCCGCGAGGAACTCGTTAAGAAGGCTGACTGATAAGGAGGTCTTGATATGTACAGAGGTACTACACCCACGATCCGGTACACCCTTGAATTTGATGCGACAAACGCCACGAAGCTGAATATCGCATTTGCCCAGGGAAGCCAGATCATCATAGAGAAGGGCCTGTCAGACGCTACGATAGCGGCCACGCAGTCCGGATCGACAATAACAATCAACCTGACCGAGGCAGATACGCTTGCCTTACGGTCAAGCCCTCAGGGCGTGGACATGCAGATCCGCATGGAACTATCCGGAAAGAAACTCGCGTCCGGAGTAATTCACACAACGGTCGGGAGAATCCTGAAAGACGGGGTGCTGTGATATGGCAGACTTCAACATCACTTTTGAGGAACTGAACAGCACATTCGGTATGCAGTTCGAGTACTCCGTCCCTTCCTATCCGTCCTACACAGGGCCCTATACCGTCACACCACTAGTCAACGGCAACCTGGTCTTGCAGACCGATGACAAGCTGATGACGGAGAACCTTACGGTACTCAAGGTGCCGCAGTATGAAGTATCGAACCCCTCTGGTGGCTTAACACTTACCATCGGAGATGATTATTAAGATTATAGGAGAGTATAAATTATGCCCAATCAGTATGTTAACAAGGTCATCATAGGTGGAGTAACGAAGCTGGATCTGACAGCCGATACCGTAACAGCTAACAAGGTCCTTGACGGATTCACCTTCCACGATAAGAGCGGTGCAGCTCTTGAAGGCTCTTGTACTTATGACAGTGACACTTCCGATGCAACCATAGCTGTTGCCGAGATGCTTGCTACCAAGACAGCTTATGCAAGAGGAGCGAAACTGACAGGAACGATGCCGAACATCGGCACACAGACAAGCACTATCGATGCTGTCGATGATGAGATAACCATCTCCAACGGCTACCACAACGGCTCTGGCAAGGTATCCATTGATGCCACCGAACAGGCAAAGATTATAGCCGGTAACATCAAGAACGGTGTCGAGATCCTCGGAGTGACAGGAACCTACACAGGCTCCGAGCTTATAAAGGCTACCACAGGAAGTGCGACACCTACCTACAGCTCACAGACGGTTCTTCCGAGCGGCTCTGGAGACTATGACTACTTCACACAGTTCACTGTAGCTGCAATCCCCGTATCGTACACGGACAACTCTGCTGGTGGTCAGACCTGCACAGTAGGTTAATGATGGAGGTGGCCCATGCCGAATCCTTATGTTAATAAACTTGTAGTTAACGGCACAACCAAGCTCGACCTGACGGGTTGTACCATTACCGCTGCAGACCTTCGGTCAGGTGTCAGTGCGGTAGATATGTCGGGGGCTCCCATCACGGGAACCCTCGATGTACCGGAAGTCGAGTCAAGCAAGTCATACTCTGCCCTGTCAAATGGTAGTTTTACCATCACACCGAGTTCGGGCAAAGATGCGATGGAAGAGGTTGCACTGACGGTCGATGTCCCCACAGGAACACCGAGGTCATCGTCTGACCTGACGGTAAGCGGTGCAACGGTAACAGCTCCGGCAGGTCTGTACTCCAGTGCTGCATCGAAGTCCGTGGCAAGTGGAAGCGTGACGGTCAACACTCCAAGCATCAACACATCGACAGGAGTTGTCACTGCATCAGCATCGGTCAGTGCAGGATATGTCAGCGGTACTCCGACAAGCAAGACTCTCTCACTGTCCACACAGGCAGCCAAGACCGTTACTCCCACATCATCCTCGCAGACGGCTGTTGCGAAGAACAAGTACACCACAGGTGCTGTCACGGTGGCTGCTGTCCCGACAGAGACGAAGAGTATGACCCTCGGTGCATCTGCACCATCATCGGTCACACCGACAAGCGGTAAGTTTCTGTCATCAGTGTCTCCGAGCATTGACACCTCTGTCATCAAGGCAGAGAACATTGCACAGGGAGTGCAGATGCTCGGCATCACAGGTACGCATCAGGGCGGCTCAACACCCACGCTTCAGAGCAAGAGCGTAACCTACACCTCCAACGGCTCTGCTACGGTCACGGCTGACAGTGGGTATGATGGGTTATCGCAGGTAACTATAACTGTATCCATACCAGCATATGATGGGAGTGTGAGCTAATGAGTAATTGCAATATCACCTATAATGGTTCGGTTATTTCCAGTGTTGATGAAACCGCTCCTGTTGTTGTCACTTATGACGGTAGAACCATTGCTTCTGTTGCAGAAGGTGAAACTAAAACGCTTGGGTGTAATGAAAAATATATGAATTCAAATGTTGTTGTGGGAAGCAAAACGCTTACCTGTGCAAACAAGATAATGGCAAGCGATGTTGTTGTGGAAGTGGAGGGGTCAGCACCTACCATACCGAATTATCTTTGTCTTACTGCATTGGGTCACGCAGTTATAACGCTTCGCAAGTATGGCACTTTGACAAAAGAGCAAGCATTTGAGACATCATTAGATGGAATAAATTGGACGGCATATACGATTGGAAGCTACATAACTCTTCCAGAGGCTGGAGACAAGGTATATTTTAGGGGAGATAACATTACGGTCAGTGAAGCTAGCGCTAGATATCTACGCTTTGAATGTACTGTTGGTGAAGGATTTAATTGTAGCGGTAATATTATGAGCCTTCTTGATAAAAGTTGTACAAGTACAACCATAAGCAATACTTATTGTTTTTATAGATTGTTTTATGAATGCAACAAAATGACAACAGCACCCGAACTTCCAGCAACTACATTATCGAGTGGTTGTTATCGTGAAATGTTCAAAAATTGTTCAAATCTTAGTTATATTAAAATTGGGTATACAGGTGCATTTGGTGGAATGCCATTCCTAACTTGGGTAACTGGCGTAGCTGCAACAGGTGATTTCTATTATAACGGAACAGACACCACAACAGGCATATCTGCTATCCCGTCAGGGTGGACAGTGCATACATTTTCGTGAAACAAAGTTTAACACTCACCTAACACGCATCTATCGTGCATCTTCTGAAGAAAGATGCACGATACGGAGGAGTATAATATGGATTGCTTAATCTGTCTTACGAATGAAACCGATGATGATATCCGTTTGTGTTTTGAATGCCTATACGAGTGCGAATCCGAGGAGGAGGAAGAAAACGATGAATTATGGGCTTGAAGAAATGTGCGCCGAATGTCGGAGCCAAGG